GGAGCTCCTGACGAGGCGTCGATGCTTGACATCTATGATGTCTGGCGTGGATGGCGTTATCGGATTCTATACGATACTAACGCTGTCGCCGGCGGGGCGACTATACTCGATGCTCGGAGCGCTTCAGGCTTCACGCTTCATAGCGGCTATATCGCCGAGCAGAATGGCTCAGCGCCCTACCAGTGGGAGATCAAGTTTGCCAAGGCTCTCAAAAAGATGCCGGGAAAATATAAGAAACTCGGGCTGGAAAATTTCCGGTTCTTTGTCAACGACCAGATTGAGGCTGACTACATCGACGCCCTGAGCGGGCGAGGCACGGCTCTCGGTGATAAGATTATCCTTGAGGGCGGCCAGGTCGCCTTCGGTAAAGTCCCGATCGTGAGCTCGCCTCTGATCCCTGTCGACCTCCCTGTTACTCAGTCTGGCACGTATGGCGACACCTATGTAAAAAGCGACTCAGCGGCCGGTCAGACGACTCTGAATGTAAATAGCGCATCGAACTTTGCGGCTGGTGAAAAGGTCTTAATTTACAAAAAAGAGATCGGGTATAAGCGCGAGGTTAAAGAAATCGCCTCGACCGATACCGGGAAATTGATTTTCACCACCCCGCTCGAATACACTCACCTCGCCGCTGATGCTGAGGCCGTGACTGAGGTCACCCTCGACGGCTCAGATTGTCTCTTAACTCATAAGGATAACCTGATCATCGGTCTCCATCGTGACATCAAAATGGAAACTCAGAGAGACGCAAAACTTGAGGGAACTATTTTCTTTTACTCTCTCCGCGCTGATGTCGCCGTTGAAAATCTCAACGCCTGCGTGCTGATCAAGAACCTTAAAGTAAAATAATCAGTCAGGCTGATTTAAAATTCAATCTGGGTTAGAGAGGTGATGATGAATAACGATATAACTAAAACGAGACTGATTAAAGGTCTGGTCTCTGCAATTCCCTTTGCACCCGAGGAGTCTGACAAGTTTCTTGATTATATCATCGACAGCTCAGTCTTTAAGTCGAGCGCTCGAGTGGTAAAAATGTCTCAACAGCAGAAAGTCATTCGGGCGATCGGGCTTGTCTCTAACGTCTTAAAGCCGAAGTCAACGATGATGACCTCAGACATCACCACGACGCTGGGCGCTGGGGCGATAACACTTAACGCTAAAAAAGTCAGGGGCGCCGTTTTAATTAGTGACGACGACCTTGAGGACGCGCCCGAGGGTGATGCCTTCAAGGATCATCTCTTAAAGATGATTGCTCGCCAGATATCTAACGAGCTCGATCGGGCTTACTATTTATCTGAGCCCGGGGCTTCGAGCGAAGCCGAGAGACTTGATCTTGAAGACCTCTGGACAGGGTGGCGATGGCGAATTCTTCACGAGCCAAACTCAATCACGGGTCAGGCTCAAGTGCTCGACGCTCGCCAGAATTTTAAATTTACCGAGGGGTTTATCGCCGAACAAAATGATGAGCCGCCTTATGAGTGGGAGATTAAATTCGGCAAGGCGCTTAAGGTGATGCCCGGTCGCTATAAGAAAATCGGGCTTGAGAACTTTCGATTTTTCCTCAATGACGAGGTCGAGAGTGACTACGTCGAGGCGTTAAGCTCACGAGGCACGGCGCTGGGCGATAAGATAATCATCGAGGGCGGCGTCGTGACTTACGGGAAGGTGCCGGTCGTCGGCGCTCCGCTAATACCGACAGACCTGCCCGTTCCGACGGGTGGTGAGCTCGCTGTCTCAGAGATTGAGGCTGGCGAGGGCGTCGCCGCTGGTGATGATGAGCTTCACGTGACTGATACCGGGGGTTTTGAGGTCGGCCAGCTAATCTGGTTTTACGACCCGTTGATCGGCTATAAGTCGGAGACGCTTAAGGTCAAGTCAATAACTCAAGACCCTGATACTGAAAATCCGCCAGATACACTCGACAGCGGAACGATTAAGTTTGAGACAGCTTTCCGCTATCCTCACGGCGTCGGTGAGCATTTTTATGTCGTCACCAACGATGGATCAGACTGCCTACTCACCTATAAAAACAACCTCATTATCGGGCTTCACCGCGACCTTAAGATTGAGCCTCAGCGAGATGCTAAACTCGAGGGCACGTTGTTTTTCTACTCGATGAGAGCTGACGTAGCTATTGAAAATGTAAATGGCTGCGTGCTGATTAAGCACCTGAAGGTGAAGCCGTGAGGTATCAAATCTGGTCTTTCGGTCGGGCCTTCGGGATTCCTTATCGAGGCGGCGTTGTTTCGATCCCGCCATCATCGTTCATTGAGACTGATGATGCGCAGCTGGCTTCAGCGGCCAGAGGGATCCCGGGATTAGATGTTGTGGTGGTTAACGCCGTAGAGACTGAGCCCGTCGAGCCAAGGATAGAAAAAAAGCAAGTTAAGAAGGCGAGAGAGCGCCGGCTCTAAGCCGGCTCTCTCTCTTGCCCATTTTACCTCTGGGCAGTAAAAGGAGACGAGAGTGGCTAACGAGCTGATAATCCTTTCCGAGGTTAAGGCTTACCTTGAAGAATCCTCAACCGAGAACGACACTATACTGGCCAACCTGATCTCTTATGTTACCGGGTCGATCGTTGACCACCTCGAGACCTTAGCCCAGCCAGGCGACATAACTGACCACTTTACCGGAATGGCCAACAGGACGCTTTACCTTTCCCGCCGGCCAGTGATTGAGATTTATTCGGTCTCAGTCGATGGCACGGGGATAAGTGATTACTACTCAGATAACAATGGCTTTATCTGTCGCGCCGAGGGATTTCCTGCTGGCTCAAAAATTGAGGTCAAATACAAGGCCGGGTTTGAGAGCTGGCCGCTTGCGATTAAGCTCGCCGCACTGAAGCAGGTGGCTTTCGAGTTTCAGAAAACACGGACACGGGCTTGGGGCGTTAGCTCAATGAGTTTTCCCGATGGCTCAGTCAATCGCATTCAAGACGATGAGTTTCTGCCAGAGGTAAAGCAGGCATTGAGGCGCTACCGCCGGGCGGTGTTTAGATGATTAAAGTTTCTTACGATAGCAAAGGCGCTCGGCAGAAGCTGGAAGTACTGGCTCGGCCATCGTGGGTTTTTGATACTATGCAGCGCTGGGGGCCGCTCGCTATCAACGAAGTTAAGGCTCTGGGCTCGCAGAGGTTCAAGAGTCCTAAAGGAAATCTTCTATCGGCTCTCGGGTTTAATACTACTCAAACGAAGGCCGGTGGAGAGATCTTGGTAGGAACTGGGGTCAGGGGCAGGAAGTCAATTCCTTATGCCCACATTCAGGATGTCGGGGGGCGGATTGAGCCGAAAACAAAGCAGTATCTTACGATTCCACTCGGCGGCACTCGAGGCCGGGCGGCTGACTATAAGGACACGTTTTTTATCGAGACAAAGTCGGGCAAGTTATTCTTGGCCCAGCGCTCGGGTGCGGGGGCGTTCAAACGGCAAACGACCAAAGGCCAGAGGGTCGGTGGCTCGGATGTTAGACTGCTCTTTCTTTTAGTCAAGAGCGTGACACTTCCCGGCTCGTCTTATTTTACCGACGCCATGGCTACCGCGGTCATAAGGCTTCGGGCGATGCTTGACGCAGGGGTTCCGAAATGAGTGATCCGCTAAGGCTCCGGGTGATTGATGCTGTAGTTAGCGCCCTCGAGGCGATCAAAAAAGAGAATGGCTATTATTTCACCCCGGCTGATGTTTCAACGAAGGCGATTGTATTTCAGGAGACCTTGAGCTACCCAAGGTATTCGGTCGCGCTCGAGAGCACTCGAGTTTCGGAGTGTGCCTATCATCAGCTTGATGAGACGATGGTGGTCACGATAAGGGGGCTCGTCAAGAGCGATGATCCGGTTAGAGATATTCTGAAGGCTTCTCAAGACATCCGGGCGGCTCTCGAGGTCTCGGCCGTCTCTGGGACCCTTCGTGATCTGGGGGCGATTGTCAACGGCGGCGAGATGACCACGGATGCCGGCATGCTCTCGGCCGACCGGTTCGGGCTTTTTGATTTGAGGTTTGAAATTTTAGTCTCCGGATATTACGACGGGTTATGACACGGAGATGTGAGGTGATATAATCAAAACGGAGGAAAAAAATGGCAATTGAAAAACGACTTACAAAGGCGGCGGTCGCTAATGCCACGTCTTGGGGAACGGTCGGCGCTCTGAATGCGCCTAACACCGGCATCCTACCTACTAATGCTGGAGCGGTGAAACCAGCTTATCAGGTCGTCGAGGATGAAACTTACGGGGCGTTCGAAAAATATCTCGATACTACCTTCCAGAATGCGGTCGACTTTACACTCGACTTTGATTATCGGTTTGACGGACTCGAGAACTTTCTCATGGCTCTGCTTTTCGGTACTGATACGGTGACCGACAACGGCGACGGCACTTACACCCATAAGCTCTCGCTGGCTGACCGGGAGACAGGCTTCGTCAGCTATGCTGTCGAGAAGGGGGGAAAGTTTCACTGCGTCCCGTCGGCCAAAGTTACGAAGGTGACGCTCTCGGTCAATAACGGGCTCGTTAAGATATCAGTAGCGCTCAGGGGTAATCTCGTTGACGATACGACAATTCTTACGCTCGATGCCTCTACAATTCCCGGCTCGCCTAAGTTCAAGGCGAAATTTGCTAACGCCCGGTTTCGGCTCAACTCTCAGAGCGGTGCGGCTCTGGGTGATGGCGATATCGTTCACCCGAATAACTACACGCTCGAGTTTGAGAGGAAACCTGATGCTGAGCACGTTGCCGGCTCTTTCGGGATTATCGAACCGCTGGAGACTGATAAGCCTCAGATTAAACTGACGCTCGAGTTCCCGAGGATGGACGCCGTTAACGCCGCCTACTTTAAGGATTGGGGCGATGGCTCGGAGAAGAAGGCTGACATCTTATTCCCTGGCCCGGCTATCCCGGGAGTAACGCCAACAAGGACTTATAGCCTCAAGTTTGACCTGCCTCG